GCGTTGCACAGCCGCCGCCGCCGCCGCCGCCGATTGTCCCAATGCCAGCAGGCGTTGTCGTCGTCGCCCCGGCACCAGAACCAGAGCCACTTGTGCCCTGCCCTCCAGCGCCACCTGTAGTCCCTGTGCCGGAAGCGCCCGTCGTAGACGATCCAGCATTAGACCCGCCGCCCCCGCCTCCACCAAGCGTTCCATTTGCCGTACCTCCAGTTTTCCCAAGACCAACCGGCCCAGATGAACCGGCCCCTCCAACGCCACCTCTTAACGAGGCACCAGCCCCGCCTGGACCTGCAACTCCGGCCGTTTTTGTACTTCCAACTGCACGAGCAGTTCCTGCTGCTGCTCCTGCTGTTGTCCCAACACCGCTGCCGCCAGCTTGAGCAAGAACTTGAGTAGTGCTGCTATTATCTTTGAGAAAAGTATCGTTACCCGCTGCCGTTCCCCCTCCTCCAGCGCCGATGGCGACCGTAACACTTCCCGAAGTAAGCGAGACATTAGTCGCTTTGGAGTATCCACCAGACCCACCGCCGCTCCCGCCCGACGTGGCAGCAACGCCGTTGCCACCATTGCCGCCTGCCCCAATACACTCAATCGTGTTGGACGCAGAGTTCCAACTCGCAGGAACAGCCCACGTTGTCGTCCCGTTCAGGAGAAAGACCTGCGTCATTTTTCCACACGAAAATTTCCCAAAACCAATGGTTTATTACGCGGACCATTCCAAGTCTGTTGCTCTGGGCCTTGAATGCTGGCGCCCATAATAGTTTGCAACTTTCCCTGAACCAGTTGATTTATGAGCGGTGCAACAAACGCCCGAAGCTGTATGTCGTTCATCAGTTGGTACTGAGGAATTGGGATAAGCAATTGCGAACACCCCGGAGGATTGAACGCAGGGTCTTCCAGTTCCAACGCAGATGTTGGAACTACATGCATCACTTGTTGGCCGGTTGTAGCGTTGAACACTACCGCCATGTTGGAGGACATTTAGCCCTCCGTAACGGTACTCGCAGTTGTCAGAACCGGAGTGACACCTGACGTGACAGCGATGGTCGGAGAAATCGGGCCGCTGTAGTAGAGCGCGCCTGCGCCAGAAGCCGCAGCGCCAATGCCCCAAAACGTCTCCGTCTCAGTGCCGCCTGTTGCGGCTGGAAACGATATGTTGGCGACAGGTGAAATCACGTCACCCGTGATCGCCCATCCACTCGCCGTGCGCGCCACAGCCACGCGAGCATAACTCGTGTACGCGGCCTCGCTAGTCGTCTGGGTGCCAGTAGCGCCGGGGTCCGCTGTGTGCAACGAGACATAAAGGTTCGTCAGCGGGGTCGTCGCTGTGTTGTCCGCGATCAGCGCGAAGTTCACCGCCTGAAACAGGAGCTTCAGGAAGCCTTGGCTTGCCGCATTATTCTTCGTACCCATAGGCTTTCTCCTTACTCAATCAAATGGAACTCGGCAAACATCCGCATACACCGCAGTTGCCGTCACTATAGCAATTCGGAAATTTCCCGGTGGAACATAAAATGTGCCGCCACCATTGGCGACAATTGCCGGCGATACCGTCAGCCATGTTAAGCCGTCCGGCCCAAGTTGCTGAAATGTCACGGAGCCGCCGCCGAACGTCGCCACGACATTGAACTGATACAATCCACCGAACAGCGGAAACGCTGCTGTGGTCGCCGAGATAGGACCAAACTTCTGTGCGTCCGACGTGCTGCGCATTAGAGCGCCGTCCCGAGGGTGAAACGACCGTCCTCAATGTAGCGTTCAAATTGCTCCAGCGCCCGCAAAGCATCCTGCCGCGTCGGGACCCATCCGCTCGTAGTCGCGGCTTGGTTCCACCGGAACTCAAAGGTCTCGGAGGTCGGAGCAGCGGTGCCTTGTGTCACGGCCGCCGAAAGAGACATATCATCGCTCGTGCCGACATTTGTCTGAAGGGAAATGCTTGCCATCGTCGTCTCCTGTTAGTCGCCCGCGAGGAGCGCCGATTTGTTCGTGGCCTGGGCCAAGATTGCGAGTACCGCTGTTCGAAGCGTGTTCTTATCTGTAACCGTTGCCACGTTGAATAGCAAGGTCACGTCGGCCGTCAGGGAGCCGCTGGAAGCCGTTGTGGACAGCGCCGCGACTGCCGCGCGATAGGTCGTCTCGGCGGTCAGGAAGATGCCCCAATTCGTGTTGAGCGTGGTGACGTGCGCCTGGGTCGGACTTGCGCCATCGGCCACCAGTGTCGCAATATTGGCCGCTACGGTCGCCGTTGCCGGCGCCAGAGCAATCGCCGCAGCAATCGCCGCAGCAAGCGCAGCTATGGAAGCAACGGGTTCCTGCGCGCGGCCGACAAATGCCGTGCCGCCTACGCCGCCTCCAGGTGAGGCTGCCGCAATCGTTGCAGTGAAGACATCGCGCGTCACGGCGAACTCCTATGAATTACCGGCGGACGCGAAGCGGTACTCCGCGCGGGGACCGGAGGGCACAAGCCCCCGACGCCCGCCGAGTTCCTTACGGCTCGATAAACTCGACCTTGACGTAAGTGCGGCCGGTGCCGGTCGTCACGTCGGTCGTATGGACCGTTCCGCAAATGTCGAACTTGCCGCCGGGATCGGTCGCGAGACCGAGGGCATCCCACAGCGGGAGCCCGCGTTTGTTCTGCGTGTACGGCGTAGACGAGAGACCCGTAGAGCCGGCGTTGTACGTTTCGTTCGTGCTACCGAAGGCGCTTGTGAGATCGATGTCGCCCGAGAAGAAGGAGGCATCGATTGCAAGGCCGAGGTTTGCCGAGTTGCCGGGCGCGATGTCGATTGCCGTATCGGCGTAATAGACGCCGAGTTCGATCTTGCCTGCACCCTGCGCTTCGTTCTCCACCGTGACCGCCTTGACGATGATGTTGGATTTCACGCGCACGAAACGGAAGACGGAGGTCGCCGCTGCCGCTGCCGGCACCGTAACGTAATCGTCCACCACTACGAGGTTGCCGGCCGAACCGGAGCCGGCGGTATTCGCCACGCGCGGGCTCGCGTCCGCGTTGGTGACAGAGGCCGAAGCCGCATTGTGAACCGTCATGTTCTTTACTCCTGCTCAGTCTACCCTCAAGGGGTAATATCGGCCCCGAGGGTGTCAAGGGCACACACTTGAATGATCTTGCCAAGCTCCGTGCGGGTCGCCCCGTAGGAGTGGATGGTCGAGATGTCGTACGGATTTCCTTCCTTTGTGAAATCGCGGAAGACTTCGGTTTTGACATCCTGCCACATACCGAGGTAGAGACCGCTCTTCACGAAGATCAGACACCCGCGCGAGTTCGCGTTGCTGTCCTTGTCCGTGATGGTCGGGAGACGTTCCGAGACCACGACATCCATGCCCATGTAATGCCGCACGCGGCCGTGTTCGAGGACGCCGCCGTTCTTGTTGAACTCGGCGCTTGTCACCTGAGCCTGATTACGAAGGTCGGCGTGCTGGTTCGAACCGATGACCAAGGTGGGCGTCTCCGCGTCCAGGTCGTTGTGATAGTGTTCGAGGATTTGGTACGCCTTGTTGAGCTTCGCGACCGTGAGGCCGACAGCCGCAGTCGCGCCATAGTCGGCAGCGATCTGGAAGTCGGTCGTGTCCCACGCTTCGGTCGTGAGGGAGCCTTCATCGACACCGATGGTCGATGCAGCCGTCGCGGCACGGATCACTTCATCGTCCCAATCGCGAGCACAAGCTGCGGCGGCACGCGCCACGAGTTGAGACTTCGGATCGATGGGGGTCTTGAGTTGATCGAAGGTGTCAACGAACTGATCGCCGGCCCGGTCGGTCGGCAAAATCCACCGACGCGAATAGTCGGCGGGGTTGTTCTTTTTGGGAGCGAAGCGCCCTTCCGGCGTCCGCATCACCATCGGCCCAACGAAGTTGATGGGCGACGCCATCTTGGCTCCGGTGTGCGATCCTTCCTCGACGCGACCGCGCAGCTTCGAAACCTTCTGCTGAAGTTTCATCTGCAAGCGCAAAGAGAACTGCGTCTGGAAAAGTTGAATAAGGCCCTGGTCCATTGTGGTCTCCACTGGTTGCGATACGTTCGCCGTGTCCTTGCGGGGGCCTGCCTATTCTCGGGACCGGAGGGCCGTGTCGAGAATAGTGTCCACGGGGCCTTCAGCGGATGGTCGCGCCCGCCGCTGTCAGCGCCCCGCTGCCCCTGCGCGAGCCGGGGCGGGCGGGTGCCCGTGGATTGACACATTATTGCGTGATGAAAAGGCTGTCAAGTGCCTTTTGAAAGATTATTTCGAACGCCCTTTCGACATCTTGCTCAGTGCGAGCCCAAGACGAGCACGCTTGCCCGCCGTACCGGGGGAGTTCTTGTGCTCCTCCATATAAGCGTGCGTGCTCTCACCGGCCGCTGCCGCCGCTTTCTTTTCGACGCCGGGGTGGCGTATGGCTTTGGCGATCCAATGCTTCTTTGCCACCTTAAACTCCCGTCATCATGCGCGTGAGGTTCTGGAACTCGGCGGTCGCGAGAACGTCGCCGCTCTCATATTTCTTCACCCACGCCTCGTCCTTCATGTTCATGTCGAGCTTGGCCTTCGCACTTTCCTTCGTCATGACCTGACCCTGTTGGCCCTGCTGATTGTTGACGAAGGTATCTTCGCCGAGCTTGGTGCCGAAGGCGTTGAAGATTTTCAAGACCGTGCCGAAGCCGAGGGACTTCTCCATCGCCGCCATTGCGGTGTCGGATTGTTCCTTCGTCAGCCCGAGGGCGCTGACAACTTTGGCGAAGGCGTTCTGCGCCGCAATTTTGTTCTGCGCCGCATATTGCCCCCAATCCTTGTTGAGTTGTTCCTTTTCGGACGTGAGCTTCGCATTGTACTCGGCAAGCTCCTGCGTCTCCGCTCCGGTACCGAGCCCGTCGAGCGCCTTCGCGAGTTCCGTGGCGCCGTCCTTACTGAGATGAAGCTTCGTCGCTAGCCCGCGCACGAACTCCGTTGTCTCGGCATCCAGCACTTCGCCGTTCGCCGACTTCACGGTGCTGAAGTCGTAGTCCTTAGCATCCTTCGGGACGCCGAGCTTGTCATAGATGCGGCCAAGATTTTCGGCGTCGTTGGCGTCCTTCGGCGAACGAAGCAGTTGCTCCGCTGGAATACCGATCAACTTCTCGGCTTCCCGGTGTGCCTTCACAGCCTGTGCGAGAGCTTGATCGACGGAGAGCTTGTCCCACCCGCGATTTTGAATGTGCCCTTGCGTGTCAGCGTCATATCCGCTGAACCACGATGCTGCTGCCGCCGGTATTGCCGCTGCCACAACTGCTGCGGGGACTGCGGGAACCGCCGCTACGGCGGGTACTCCTGCGCTACTCATTGGATTGTTCCTTTGTTGTCGGCGTCCCGCCGATTTTGAGTTGATACAACTGCTCTTCGTTCAGGTGCAGATATTCGTTCAGGTGCAACCAAACTTCGCGCCGGCCTTCATTCAAAAGGGTGCGGTCGCGATCTCCTGGAACAGCACAGCTTCGTGTCGCAAAACAGAACGACTGAAGATTTTGGAGCGCCGTGACGTTCGCCGGTTGATGAACCTCGAACGTCAGACGAAAGGCTTTCCGTAACCCACGGAGCCAATCGACGGTTTCCTGAACTGTGCTCATGGTGCCCTTCTACTGTTGCTGAGCCGGCGCCTGCACTGGTCCCGTCTCTGGTCCGAGTTGCCCCGGCTTCATGCCCGCCTGCTTCTGCGCAGCACCCGCCTTCATAAGCGCGGCCTGTGCCGGAGCTTCCTGTGCCTGCGCCTGACGCTCCTGCATCTGCGCGCGAGCCTTCTGCTTCTGCGCCACTTCGTCATCGGACGCAAGCCAGCTTGCCGGCATCCCCTGAATGTCTGCGCTGTCGGCGATGATCTTGTCGAAATTGAAGCGGTCGAACACCGAAGGGTCGCCGCTTGCGTTCGCAACCTGAATTGCCATGTCCACCGTACGCATGGCGCCGGCAACTTCCTGTGCGCGCATGTCCCGCGCGAGCGGCGACGTGTAGACGACGTGATAGTCGCCCTTCGCCTCACGCAAGATGCCCGGCATTGGCGGCAGGAGCTTCTGCTCCGCAAGCACGTCGAGTTCGCGGTCAATCAGCGGCCCCAGGTACTCGGATTGCTGACGGCCAACAGTCGGGGCAATCAGGACGCCGCGTTGCGCCATCATCTCCGTAATCTGCGTTGCCGTGTAAATCTTCGGATCGCCGAGCAGGATTTTGAAGAGGTCCACGAGGAAGGCGCTGTCGATCAGCGCGCGTTCCTCGTCCATCATCTCTTTCGAGACGTTGATGTCTCCGGTCGGAAGGACGCCCACCAATGGATGACCATCCGAAGACATACCGCCCTTATTGAGCGCATCGGGCCGCATCGAGAAATCGGTGAGACCGTCGTCGGCCGTGAGGAGGACCGGCGCAACCGCGCGATGGCCCTGTGTGAGGAAGTCGCGCTTCTCGGCATTAAGCGTCTTGATTGCCGGCAGCACAAGCATTGCCGGGGAGCGCCCGTAGACCTCGCCGGGCGTCTGAACGTAACGGCTCGATGCAACCGGGAATGTGTTGTAACCGCCCTCGGAAAGGAAGGTGTCGGTGGTGAGGCAGATGTAATAGCTGGCATAGAGCTTTCCCTTGAAGTCCCATCGGCCGGGGTCGTAGTCGTCGCGCGGACACACGCGGTGCAGAAACTCAAACGGCATCTGCGTATTCTGTTCGGCTGCGGCCTTGATGCTGTCGGGCATCTCCCAACCCATCTTGGCGCCCTGCTTCATCGCCTGCTGCGCTGTCAAGCGGAACCAGCGGCAGTAGCCGTCGATCAAACCCTGATGGTTCTCGCGCAAGAACATTTCGCCGAGCGGCAGATGCTTGTAGCGGAGGCCCTTGGCGCCATCGACGCCCTGGTAGCTGTCGATGAACATATTGCCCGTGCCGAAGGCGCCGAGCGATTGGTATTGGTTCTGGTTCTGCGCGCTGAAGTTCGCAATGGGTGAATAGCGGTGCTTGAAGAGGATGCGCGTCGCCTGCTCGAACCATAGGCGCGCTTCGCGGTTCTTCATGATATAGGGGTTCGAACTTTCAAGCTGGTGCCACACTTGGTTGCGCGGGGTCAGCAGGCTGTCGAGAATTGCGCCGAAGCGGTCGAGCGCGATCACAGCCGACGCATCGACCTGACGATCCGTTTTTTTGCCCCCTGGGAAATTGTAGGAGCCGTAGTAGAACGTGTTACGGGACGTGACGAGCACAAGCTCCGCAACTTCCTCCCAATGCTGCGCGAAGACGTTGCGCATGGTCTGCAACTCGGCGAACTCGCGCCGGCATTCCGATAGTCGCATCAGTTGGTATTCGCTGGAGACCATTGGCGTTAGCCGTTGTCTTGCTCTTCAGGACCGACGCTTACCGTTACGACGTTGCCGGTGGAGTGATAGAACGGAATGTCCTTGACAAACGGAGTGTCACGGCCACGCCCCGAAATAACTTCAGTCGTCGGTTCGGTATCGCTGTGTTTGACTGTGACCGGGACCTTGTGGTTGCCGTTTACGCTCACTCGGATCGAGATGGTCATTGCACTCTCCTAAAATTGGTTGCCAGACATCGACATCATCGCGCCCGAATAGGGAGACATCGAATTTTTTCCGGCGTTCTGCTGATCGAGCAGCCGCTTCTTTTTCAGCTTCTCGGCTTCGTCGGCCGCGTCACTCTGGTACTTGGCGTTCATGCCGAGGTCCATCGCGGCACCGCTTTGACTTGGGTTAAGGTTCATGCCGTGCTCCAAATAAATTGCCCGGATTTCACGGGCACCACCGCGCGTACTAACGGAGCTATCGCCGCACTTCCACATACAATCCGTGGCGCCTTTAAGCGTACTCCGGCTTTCCCCGGCTAGGAGCGCGCAACTTAGTTGCTAACCGGGGCGGATGTCAAGACCACCAATTCCAGTCGAAGTCACCGCCCTTTGCGACGCCACCCTGCTGCTCGCCGGGGGTTGGCACGAAGAGCACCGGCCTCGCCATCCGCTTCGCCATGACGCCGACGCGCGTGGCAGACATCAGGTCGTCCTGGAGCTTGACGATCTTGCCGTCCTTGCGGTGGTAGTAGCGGTATTCATCGAACCAGTCGCCGCACTCGGCGAACACGAGAAGCCGCTTCGTCTGGAAGCGCTCCTGCATCTCCATGACGCCGGCCTCCGTCGAGTTGCTGCCGTCATCGAACGTCGCGTGATGCTCGATCATCCTCTGACCCTTGGCCTTGTAGATTTTCGCAAGCGGCTCCAGTTTACCGTCGAACTCCTCGCGCTGCCATCCGTCCTGCGGCCAAGCAGCAGGGACGCGATTGCCGGCGCCACGGAGCACGGGCTTCATCGCGGCGACATGCTGAAGCGGGAGTGTGTCCTTCATGCGGAGGCACTTCATCACATAGATCACGTCGGCGTCCTTGTCCCACCCGAGCAGCACGGCGGCGAACGGGTGGCGGATGCCGAAGTCGAGGCCCCACAGGTACGACCAATGGCGGGGCGGCTCGAACGACGCAGTGCGGATCGCCTCCTCGGGGAACTCGAAGATTTTGCCGGAGCCCATCGACGGGATGCCCTTGGCGCGGGCGTCGCGCTCCGAGGCAGAATAACCGGCGATCATCTTCTTCTGCTCTTCGGGTGAGATGTGCTGAGCATCTTCAAGGATCATCGTGACGATGGCGCGGTCGTTGAACGCAGGATCGTCGGGCGTCATGTCCATGAACTTGGTGACGACGGCACTTCGCCCTTCGAGGGGAGTGAACGTGAGGTACACGATGCCGCTTGCTTCTCCAACGCGCGTTGGCGCCGTCCGGGTGAGCCCTTCGTTGTAGATGTCGTCGGGCGGCTCCTCGTCGTACCACACGACATCGACGGCATCACCCTGCCACTTCTTTCGCCCCTGCTCGTAGCTTTTGAGGGTGAGAATACTTTTGCCGCCTGCGACGCCATCGGTGACGTGCGTGACCAATAGCGTATCGTAGAGACCGGTGACGCCGCGTGCCAACGAGACATCCTTGTCCCATTTCACACAGCCTCGGGGGATCGCCCCGGCTCCCTGGAGGTCCACGACGCTGTAGGGACCGCAGAGCTTCGTCTGCACGATGTCGCGCGTCGTGAGCCCGGTGTCCGAGGAGGCCCATGCCTTGATCGGCCGGGTGAACCTGCGGCCAAGCCACCAGTCAGGATAGAGCCCCGTCAGGTGCATTGCCAGTTCGGCTGCGCCACAGAACGATTTCCCGACACGGTTCGCGGCCATCAGCAGCCGCTCGCGCTTGCAACTCCCGAGGTCGTGGAAGGCGATCTGCTTCGGGTACGGGTTATAGGACGCGAGTTGGTTGTACCGGGTCTTCACGTCGATGGCGCGAAGGTCCCTTTCCAGCTTCAGCCAGTATTCCCGATCCAATGGTTTACTTGCCATGACGTTCCTGCGCGTTCTTCCACATCGCCTCTATCTCGGCTTCTGTAATCGTCATGCCGGGGTTCAACGCTTCGAACATCCACTTCAGCGTCTTTGCTCCGTTGTAGGTCTTCCCGTCCGGGTTCAGCGCCACTTCATCTAAAGTTTTTTCCATCATGGCATCACGTCTGTACCATTGGATGTCGTCAACTTCTGCAAACTCGACATCAAATGGTACAGACGTGACCGGGTTCAGCGCCACTTCATCTAAAGTTTTTTCCGTCATGGCATCAGGTCCGAGAGATCATTGGGGTCGTCAACTTCTGCAAACTCGACATCCAATGGTACAGACGTGACCTGCTTCAGCGCATTCGGCTGCACCCTCTGCAAGAGCGCCAGCACATCCTGCTTGATCTGATCGACCGTGCGGCTGTCTTGTTCCACCGTGACACGATGTTGCGTCTCGACTACGAGGCCGGCGCGGTTCGCGAGTTCGACCGCTGCCTTAAAGCGGTCCTTGTGAAACTTGTCGCTGCAAATCTCGATCAGTGCGCTCGCGGCCAAGATGGCGCCGCCCCGCATCCGACGATCCGCTTCCTCGCGCAGCGCCGCCGAAATTTTTGGATTGTGTTGCAGTCGGTGCCCCGCAACTCGCACGGCGCCATCGCTGTTTCCGTATCCAGCCATCCGCGCAGCTTGCGATTGATCTGATGCGCCGTCGAGCCACGCGATCACATAGCGCCGCTGCGGTGGTGTCAGTGACCGCATTGCTTCGCCCAGGACCTCTTCGGGAGGGTCCGGGATCGTGCTCTCTCTGGAAACTTCTGTATACATGATGCGCATGTTAACAGGAGTTAGCGTTGTGTCAAGGTGAGTCTCAACTTCTCGAAAATTACGGATTACCTTGTTGTATCAGTGACTTAGGGTGATGCGCAATATTCTATGGTTAACAAGGTTTCTGTAGGCGACGCGAAATTTTCAGGTGCGGCCGATTTTACGGGAGAGCTTTCGTGGTCGGGGCCACCGCCACCCCTGCCCGGTCTTTTGAAACATTGTTGCGCAAGATAGTTGCGTATATCATCATATGTGATATAGGTCATATGCGCAATAATGTTGCGTTTATGCGGTAACGGGATACCGCATTAGCTGTTGTGACATAGAGTTGCCGGCAACCAGGAAGCATATTGGGAGGCCGCCGGCAACCAGGAAGCATATTGGGAG